AAATTTGTAGTGTGAAAAATATTGTTGCTTTCTATACAACTCGTCGCCCTCTTTCCAATTGCGACGGATAGATAAGATTTTTCCACTTTCCAAATCTATAGTAATAATGTACGGAAGTTTAATACCAGTAGGTTCATTAGCAAATGGATCTACATGCTCATAACCTTCTAAGTCTAAATTGGTATGAAATTCCAATAATGTACAATCACTGTCCACGGATGTTTTTGATATTCCTGATAATTCTCTTTCTTTGTCTCTTAACTCATCATCTTCTTCATAAGGTTTTAGCGGTATGTCTCTATAAAATCCTCCCGCTTGTAATTTTTTCACTTCGTTTTCTAACATACGTACAACATGCGTTACTCTTGCTGCAGAAAATAAATCGGTGGCGTTGTATGGAACCACTAAATCATCGGCGGGTATAAAACGGGATACCGCTCTATCTAAAGTGTCATCAAAATATACCTTCTTGAAGGCACTTCCTGCCAATGGTAAATAGAATAACAGTCGATCTAACTCAGGATCGTACTCTTCCATAACGTTCATAATTTGATAATTCATAAAATCTTGTACACGTTGCGCTTGCGATTCTACTTGAGTGCTTGTCGCTCCTATAATTTGTCCTCTTACAGGCCCTGTAGCCGGTAATAATTCTTTATACGCTTGCGCCTGGAATTGTGTAACCGCTTCCGCTATCACCGGATGGGTAACACCACTAGATCCACGGAAAGGTTCATCACGCTCTTCGTATTTTAATCCTAATAACTTGAGTCCCTCAGCGTAAGAATTTTCCCAGTCTTGACGACTTTCTTTATCTTCTTCGTATAAACCTAACAGCTCTGTGGAAATCTCCATCAAAGTGTTTTCATCCATTGTTTCTGCTAAATTAAAATCAAATTCCTGTTCTAACTCTGCAGCTGCTGCTTCTTCAAAATTTATATTGACGGAACCGTCTTCTTGTACTTCGACCATACTTTCGTCAAAGTCTGGTGTCTCAATCTCTTCTTGCTCAATTTCTATTTCTTCGCCTTCTTCTCCTAAAGGCACGCCAGCTCCAGGCATCGCTGAGTCTATCTGTGATGGTGGTAGTCGTCCGTTTTCCTGCGCCATAGTTTATTCTTCCTTGTTAAAAATGTCCTTTAAATCCTGAATTACCATCTTTATTAGTCTTGCCATATCCTTTTGAACTTACGCCTCTAGGTTTCTTTTTCTTATTATCTTTCTTTTTTTTAGCTAGAGGATTAAGTAGTACAGCACCTGTGCCTCCACTTAGAGATGCAGCCTTTGTCACAGAACTAGACTTGTCATATTTTTTAGCTAATTTTTTAGCTAATTTTATTGTTGGTTTTGCTGCTACTTTTGTTAGTGCCGCTACTCCTGCTATTACTGGTACTGCCATAGTTTATTCTTCCTTTGTAACCTTTTTAGAAACTTTTTTTGCTGCTGTCGGAACTTTATTCCCATTCTTCATTGTTCCTATCATTCCCATACCGGCTTTTCCAACACGATAGCCAAAAGAAGCACTAATACTAATATATATACAGTTAGCAAACCAATCTGGTGTACTTTCATCTAAAAAAACGAATCCCTCTTTAACCGCATCTTGTGTCCACGGTAAAAAACATCCCGCCAACACTGCAATAAAAAAGATAGTCCACGCTTCATCTTTCCATGAACCTCCCATTTGTTCCGTGAGAGATTTCTCCATGTCCAGTTCACCAGTGGCCTGCTTCTCATAAACTGTAGCCTCGGCTTTGGCTTTTGCTACCTTGATCTCAGTTTGGGCTTTCTTCTCTTCCATCTTGCCCTTGACCCAAGTACCAGCAATATCGCCAACCGAACTTAACAATCCTCCTATTAATGGCAATGCCATATTAGAGTATTCCTTTCTCCTTCAATATGAAAGATAGTACCGCCGCAGCAATACCTACAAAAATACATATAGGCTCATCGACTACAATGCCAATGCCTATGACACCCACTCCTACGCCAGCGTAAGTTGAAGGTTCTTTCATTCTGCCTTTAATCCATTCCATTATTTTTCTCCCTAATAAAATTGACGAGCTTGTATTCGGTACATAGGTTCCTCATCTTCGGGGTCGCTGTCAAGTTTTATAAATCCTCCCTTACGATATCTTATAAGTGCCATGGACATACTATCACAATAATCGTCGTTGTCACCATTTGGAAACGCTACACACTCCTCAATGACATCTTCTGAAAATTTTTTATCCGGTGCCCACACCATGCCACTCTCAAAAATAGGAGCTACCATATGCATCCTTGTGTGTTTATCCCGTCCCTTACTAGGCGTATAATTAATTACAGGAATTCCCATCGTTCGTAATTCGTCCGTGAGCGGTGTACCACTAGCCTTCGCCTCAATAATCACCATATCCGGATCCCAATACTTATATTCCTCTTTCGCCACACTCTTCAACTCTGGAAAATCCCACCTTCCTTTTCGCGCATCTAATAAAATTATATGGTCTGGACCCCCCTCCTCGGGTTGAAATATTCCCCAGGTCGTAATCGCTGAATAATCCGCCGTTTCTTTTTTCGAGAAGGCCGTGTCATAACTCTGCATAATATAACTGACCGGTGGCACTCTTTCACTTTCCCATACATTCCACCATTCCTTCTTAATAATCGCACCCTCTTCCGCCGTCGGATTCTGTTGCCACTGCGCATTCCATTTAGCCAAGGACAGTGATGCCTTGACCTTGAGCAATTCTTCCTTCTTCCAGAACTCCGGCCACAATATATTGTCGCTCGGTAAAATAGCAGGGAACTCTATCATATCCCATTGATCCGACATGACATCGGACCCCTGTGCCTTAATCAATTTCCCTGTTAAATCTTTCAATGACCACCGGGTCATAACCACCACAATAGATCCCCCAGGTTGTAACCTTTGTCTCGGTCCAGAGGTATACCATTCATACGCACTCTCCATCGCCGTTTCCGACAACGCATCTTGTTCCGAATGCGGATCATCAATAATCAATAAATCCGCACCACGACCCGTGATCGCACCCCCTACACCCGCTGCATAATATTCACCGCCCTGTTCCGTTTCCCAACGGCCCGCGGCCTTGGAATCTACACGCAACTCCACGTCAGGAAAAATAGCTTTATATAAATCAAGCTCCATAAGATTCCTTACCTTTCTTCCAAAACGTACAGCCAGTTCCGCCGTATGTGTAGTTTGTATAATTTTTAGGGTAGGATTCTTACCTATTAACCATGCCGGTAACAAATAACTGGCAAACTCAGACTTCGTATGTCGTGGTGGCATATTGACAATGATTCGTGAACCAGGGTTCGCGGCCAACTTTTCAAATTGTTTGGCTACCTTCTTATGATGATCACCTTCAATAAAACCCTCATACACGTGTTTAACGAAGGCCATAAAGTCATTTTGCGCTTTGGCTCTTATTACCAAGTTATTCTTAGCTTGCTCTAACGCTAAGACTTCACGTATCACTTCTTCCGGTGCATTGAACATGGAGGTATTATACCTAAATTAAAATATATATCAAATCGTATGTGCAACACACTAGCTCGCTCCGCTCGCTAAGAGAAGCCGGGGTCTGTAACCCGCTGTGAGAGCCGATTACAGCCGTTATCTTTTTGCCTTACTACTTAAGTACCTAAGGGGTAGCGGGGGCTGGCGGGCTGTTTATGACCCGCCCCGACCCGATTAAGAGGCGATTAATTTTACCGTAGGTTTTGGAAGTGAACCCTTAGTATAACATTTATTGTAGACTCTTCTTGATATTGGATTAAGTAGAGCAATTTGCAAAGCGTTGTCGACTTCTTTGCGGACTAAGATGATGGGCGATTTCCTTTGAGCTTGGACTAAAATCTTTTGAGTCCAATCAAAGTCAAACATCTCAGCTCGACCCTTAGAAAGTTTACGATAGACATCTTTAATGTCGTTCGCTTCCGCTTGTAGTTTCTTAATTTGTTGATCTATTTGATGTAATCTTTTTGCTGGATTATTTATCATTTTTATTTACCTTAGTTAAGGGCTGGGTATAAGCCAGCCCCTTGTTAATGTTAAAGCTCTTCACCACCACCATCGGCAATGAAGTCCAAAGCGTCTTTCTCAGAAAGGAAAACTTTATCCTCTCTACTATCCATGCGCCCAAAGTTCTCAACCTTATAATTGAACTTAGTTATAAGAGCTTCAAGAGTTAAAGGCTCAGTACCAAGTTCTCCACCCATCTCAGTTACTAAAGTAAAAGCTGGTGCTGGCAA